TGGTTGGTTGGTTGGTTGGTTGGTTGGTTGGTTGGTTGGTCAGTCGGTCGTGCAGACGTTCGAGGCGCTGGACAACGTCGGGCGCTCGATGAATTTTGCGCCTGTTGCGGCTGGCCAAGGCTGGGGCGATATCGCTCAGGCCAGGCATGATGCACGCGCAACCGGCGCTCGGATGAATATTTCAGGGGAGACTAAAAAAATAGTCTGGGAATATTCCATCCATTGGTGCCACACCAACTACACCATTACGTGTAATGGTGCCCCACCATGGAATCCATTGCCCGACTTCATTCAACAATACAGAACTAGTACCAGTTGTTTCGTTGTATGCTTGCAAAACTCGTGTTTTGTAAAAACCAATGGGATTCGTCGAGTCTGATGTTCTACCAACGTAAACTACGTTTTGACCATTCCTATGCACGACGTTAAAGCTTAATACAACGCCCTGCCCAGGGACTGCTGGGATCACTTTTTTAGTATTCCCGAAATTTCCAGTTGCATCCCCGTAAAAAATAGCAGTTTCGGCAGTGCATCCTACATAGTCAGTGCAATCTGGAGTTGCCTCATGACCGCCAGCAATAAGGTCAAGAATACCATCACCATTTACATCGACCAGTTCGACCGAGAAAAATGGACCCGGGGTCACATTTTTTATTCTCGTCTCATCCTTTGTAAACGTACCATCTTTGTTGTTTAATAATACAAAGAGAGGGTGGGTTAGATTAAAATTATTTGTCACCACTATGTCTACCCAACCATCGCCGTTCACATCAGCAGCGGTAGCTCCATGGTAAAATCCTGCTTCGTCAGTTGCATCGGTTACAGTAAATCCACCTTTGCCATCACTAAGCAGCAATTTACTTTTCTCGCCAAGCCATATCCCATTGACAGGAGCATCATATCCGTGACATGCGACAAATACATCAGGCCAACCATCGTTGTTAAAATCTGCAACAACAGCTTTACGCGGATGCAAGCAACCTTTGTATGTAGGGCCAACTTGGGTTAGCGTTCCTGTTGCTGGATCCCGTCGCCAAAACTGAAAATCACTTTGATACTTGACATCAAGCGTTACGACACTATACGGAATACTGGTGTTGTAATTCTGCTTTGCCGTAAAGATATCAATGTTTCCTGTCTTAAAGAAATCAGCAGTGCCCCACGCTACTTGACCAATACCAATTTGTACTGTCGCAGGAAAGTTAATATGCGACATGCCATAGCCATTCGCGTTCTCATAACTCGTCTTAAATGCAGGAATTGGTGTTGTGACAACTGGTGTTGTTGTGACAACTGGTGTTGTTGTGACAACTGGTGTTGTTGTGAAATCTCCGCCACCACCGCACGCTGTCAATACAGCGATAATACCAATCATCATCAAATTTCTCATTTTCACTGTTAACATTTTAAACCTCCAAAAACAATATGAAGCTGATATAATGCATCAGTTATTACAAACACTAATTACTCTAATTACAGACTCTCATCAGTGTAATGAGTTTCATCAATATTCTGGTCGAATCAATAATCAATAATCAATAATGTATGTTGTCAGTTCCAGAGCATGAAGAAATCTAGTTCAACCCATCCTAAAAAATTTTTCCTAATATTATTATACCATAAATATTGCACAGATATAAAAAGATATTGTGTTTTTAAAGAGACACAGGATTATAAGTTTCTACATTATCTTTCGCGACACTAATAACAATGTTCCAACTACTTTCATTTGCAGAATCATTTAACTCTATGCTGTTAGAAGACAGAGTAGAGTATATCACTAATAAACAAGGTGATAATCTTTGGGATGCGTACATGCTGGACAGAGGTGCTGGTAAACCAAAATTAAAGAACGCAGCTGAGGTAGTAAAATATCTGGCTAACAACATCTCGGAAAAACATCTTCAGAAAATTGCTAATTGGTACCAACAGGGTGATTTCTCTCTTGAAGATGCAAGCAAGATCAAGAACTCTATTGAAAAATTCGAGAAACTTAGAAATAAGCTTGAAAAGAAGGATCTGAATAAGTATGCATCATCCGCTGAGCTTGATGATGCGCTCGCGCCATTTAACACTGATGATGAAAAATCTAACAAGCAGTTAAATCGTGAGTACATAGAAAAGCTCTTCAAGGAAAAACAGGCGGAATTATTTTATGAAGGCGGTGGCGTTAAAGTTATCATACCGCATACGGAAGAAGCAAGCAAGTGTTTTGGTAAAGGTACGCGGTGGTGTACTGCTGCTAATAAAGATAATCTGTTTAACTATTACAGCAAACCTTGGGCTCCATTGTACATTGTGATTACCGATGATGGTAAGAAATACCAGTTCCATTTTGCAACAGACCAATTCATGAATGCGGCAGATCAACCAGTTGATCTAAGTGAGCTTGCACACAAATACCCAGTTCTCTACAAGATTTTTGACGAAGAAGCTAAAAAATGGGGTGTTATTGAGCTGATTGACCCTAAGAAGCTTACAAATGATTTGTTAGCTAAAATCTTTGAAAATGTTCGTAAAGCATTCGCTAAACATCCAATTAAAATTGTTGATTGGATTAATAGAAGCTTTGCTAAATCAAACATAAAGCTTAACGATACCATTAAGAATGGTTTGATTGAACTGTTTGATTATTTTAATAACCCTAAACACGTTACATATGTTTCATTATTGAAAGAATGCAAAAAAGTATTTCTTAAGTTTGAACCAATGGAATTGATAGAATTAGCTAAAAAGAGCTATGGTTATTCTAATGACCAAGTGCTTTTTATCATTACACATGATCGTGAATACGTTGAACACATCTATAAAGATAAGAAAGCATTCCAAGAATTAATAAACTTTATTGTTTACCAAATTAAACATCATGAAGAAGATGACATTTACTATGAACACATGCTATCAACCATACGGGTCATTTTAGGTTATGATTTTGATCTTAAAAAATGGTTACCTGATGGTTTTAAGATATTTTGAATTTTGTCCACACATCTTAACGGCGTGTAGTATAATGAACTAAACACTGCTCAGTCAAAAGTAAGATTATTACCTGATAAGGTATGAACCTTCTGCAAGATCACAAATAAGAAAGTAGAGAGAATTTTTTTCGTACTGATGATCTTGCAGTAGAAACCAAAAGGTGCTCCAGAAGCTACAAATAGCACATGTGTCTTTGGTTTCTGCGATGTTAGCATATCGATCAGCTTCCATAAGCTGCTGCGCGAGATAAGGAAAATACTCCTCATCAAAGATCTGTCTTAGTACCTGACGATGAAGTCTAACTGCATCATGAGCGTTCATTTTGAAACCTTCATTACTAGTATCTTTGTGTCTCCTTTGTACATGACTCTTGTCTCGTCTATTTTAGAGTACCCTGCCTTTTTAATGTAGTCAAAGACAAGCACATGCCGAATAGAGCCAGCACAACTCGCTACTTGCTTTTCTCCGTGAGCATCAATCCTCATAGTCACATCAGAGTTATCTGTGACACGCTCACCTGTTACATCCTCAAATTGTTTGCGGCATTTGTCCCAGAATTTCTGCTCATCTTCTTTAAGTCGACGCGAGTTAAAAATCTCAGTAAAGAAAATTGTCGTTCGTGGTGCTACTTCACATGCCCCTTCGATATATGGATACTTGGCGCATGTCATGATAGCAGTACTCGACGATGTTGGCCTTACGACTGATAACGATTCTTTCAGATTGCCATCTGAGCACATGGTAGAACCAAGAACGAATCCTGCAAATCCTGCTTTCGCACTCAACGAAAGCATCATAAGCGTCGCAAAAAAGATCTTTTTCATTTTATAGTTTCCTTACTGGGGAGCCAATTGAGGTAACGATCTGGTATCCTTTGATGATGTCATCATCAAGTAAACGGTCACCAAGCTCATTGAGCAGATAAACGTTTTCCTCTGTAGAGATGACGATCTTGTTGTCAGCGCCCTTTGCAATGGCAACATCACCATCGAGGTGCTCGATAAGTAGCATGAAAATCTTGTTCATTTTGCAAACCCATGCTTACAAATTTGTTCTCGAATGTGATTGATCCCATAAAGTGACTCATTCACAACCACCTCACCACGCTTCGTTCCCCGAACTCCAGCAACGCGGCGCCATACACGGTATCTACCAACATGCGCTACATTTTTAGCCTCGAACTCCCCAAAAACTGGATGTTTTAAGATAAAATGACCATTTCCAATTTTTGTTACTTCTACTTGTTTCAGAGCTTCTTGATGGCGACGATCAAGCTCTTCATCAATCATTGACAGGTTTTTGATAAGCTCTTCACGACGGGTGCGAAGGTAAACATCAGAGCAATTCATAATTTTTTCCATATTCATTTCTGGAACTCCTTAAACAGATGTCAACAGATATTCTGCCCGACGTTTCCAATCGCCACCACGAGCAGCAACCTTAATAGTGGAGATGAGTGTGCGAAGATTCAATTCCTTAGCAGAATCTCTCATCTCATTAAGGAACTTCAGCGCTGCTTCCTTGATTTCAAGGTCATAATCTTGCATGAAATCATCGGATTTGATGATGGCATTCATGCGCTCGATCTTCTGATCTGCGGTCATTGAGAGATCAACGCAGATAGCGCGAGAGCGGATAGCTTGATCAACCTTATAGATTGGCAGGTTAGAGATGAAGATAACACCACCTTTGAACTCGAACGAGCGTGGCAGATCATCATCACCAAACGTTTCAGCATTCCACGAGATGATACGTCGATCATAAGAGTCAAGAGCGCCTTTGAGAAGGTTCAAGGCGACTGGATCTTTGAGAACAGAGTCACAGTCATCAAACACGATGATGCGATTCCGATTCTCATAAAGAGTGCGGTACAAACCTTTTGCCGTAGAGTAACCTTTCACTACGCTATAGAGCTTGCGAGATTGCTCCTCAAAGAGATCGCTGTCAGAGCCAAAACCTACCATGTCTGCTGAATTCTTGAGACCAGCATCATTCAGCGCTTTGTTCACGGTGAAGGTTTTGCCAAGCCCCCCTTCTCCAGTTACTACCAAAGAGGGACAAGTACGATCTGCGATCATACTGACAAAATCTGTGAGGAAATCAAAGCGCTCGTTGATTCCAAAACGATCTATTTTTTCAGTTTTGCCTGTTGCTGTGTTCACATTAGTTTCACCAACCTCACGAACATCAGTAACATTGAAAGCTTTGGCTTTTGTACAGCGCCCGGCCCTAATGTTATTGACTACATATTCTTTGTTAGAGGAAGCTGCCAAAATCTTCCCAGCGTAGGACGCCATCCATTTACCAGTACGTGATTCAAAAGAAAGAACTGCAACATTAGTCATCTAAAGGTTCCTAAGTTTGTTTAACCGATAGATGTATTATACCATACCTGCAGAAATATGCTCAGTTTTTTGGGCAGAAAAGTGTAACAGAAATTTTCAGTTTCCAAGCTTTATAACACCTCATGTTTTACATCTTAACTCTTACAACAGGTTTGTCACTCATGTCAGATCCGAAAGACATGTTCTGAAAAATCACATCAACAAGACCTTTCCGATACAATGAGGTAATTGCCACAAGATCACAGAAATATGCCACGTTGCTTACAAGCTGTTTAGCGTCAGCAGATATATCTTCTCCTTCTGCCATTGCTAGCATTTCTGTTAGAACTATCAAATCTTCTTGACACCGCTCATCTGTTTCAAACATATCAACCATAAGATTAAGAACCGTCAAATCATTATTAGTCAAGCTTTTGAAAAAATCCCCAAGAGACATGTACGAGCTTTTCATCAACTTCTGTGCTGTCATCTTCACGATCGAACTGTATGGAGCTTCATCAGAGGCAATCTTCTTGAGAACAATTCCCATAATTTCATTTTGCATTTTAACACCTATAATTTTTGCGATGGTATAGTTTTCGAAAAGTGATCTATCACAGTCTTTCATAATGCTTGACGATATCCTCGCGAAATGCTTTGTCATACGCAGATAGATATCCACTTCGAACGAAACCAAGCGGTTGCAAGAACTGAATGACGCTAAAATTGATGTTAGCATTTGGATCATACACCATTTCACGCATCATCATCTTGGTTGCTTCTTTGCCATGCTCACCACCTAGCATGTTACCAAAGAGAAGAACGTTTACCATGAATTCCAGGCGTCGATGGTAAAGCACGGTTCGAACTGCATCAACTCCGTCCAGTGTAATATCGACGTATGGAGATGGACGAAGCATCTCATACAGTGCAACAAAGAACACAATTCCTGTTTCAATTCGAACAAAGTTAGCTTTAGCCATAGTGAATGCCTCTTTAACAGAGGGAACCTTGGGCTCTTCCCACAACATTTCTTCTGCTTGCAGTTCATTACTAAGAGCTTCAGATAGTCCATTTAGCGCAAATGGTGCCTGACAGATTTTAGAAACCATAGCACGCTTCATGGACTTACGAACTGCCTCAATGACTAGGGGGATGGTTGCAGGCAAATCAAATACCCGTCGTTTGAACATCTTAGGAGTGTGCTCAGCATATCGGAAGAGCATTGCGTTAACGCTATTTTGCAACAGGTGTGTTGCAGCTAGTTGGGATGACGATTCATTTCGATTATCAACGCACTGCACAATAAATTTCACCATATCTTGGATTACGCGATAGCGTTCTTCCTTAATTTCTGTAGGGAAAAATTCAGACAAAAATTGGTAGTCATGGGTATCCATCAAAATTCTCCTTGCTTACGGTTACGCATTTCAACACGATCACGAGGCTTTCCTTGTTTGCGCCTTTCATCATTATCAACATCCTTGAAATGACCGCTTTTGCGCTTCATCAGCTTTTGAATATATTTCAAATCTTGGTAAGATTCGAGGTCTTCAAGATCAAAATTACGAAGTTTCATCTCAACTGCCTTTATAAAAATCAAAATTGTTTATCAAGATGACCCTGCTCACGACCATCTTGAAATAGTTTCTCCACTGCTTTACGAGCTTTATCAATAGAAACGCCAGCTTCTACTAGCTTTGCATAGATAAACACGGCATTCGCACGAATTTCAGCATTTTTAGCTGAGGAGTTACCACTGTATAGTGCAAGTTGAAGACCATTATTCATTTTAAATTTAGAATGTGTTGAGTTTGAAATCACCGGATTTACGTAATTCATTTTCCATCGCGTGTGCTGCTGCTTTACCACGAACAAAGTCAAAAATTATAGGAACAAAAACTTCAGGACCATATTCCCGAATTGATTTACACAGAGCCCAGTCCTTGTTCTGGTTAAAGGCACGACCGACATGACGTGAGAACCTAGCTGCAAGTGTTTCCTTGCCTGATCGATCAATGCATGCTGTAATACCAACATAATGCTCACCTGTAATGGTATTAATCAGCACGTAAACAATGTGCATACGATCTGAACGGCGCTTACGTTTCTGAGTGTTTTTTTCGTTCATGAAGAAATTATACCATGAACCTGTTAAAAATGATCAGTCCAATTGTAACTAAGTGTAACGCTGTTTTTCTAAAGATTATTATTCTATCTCTAGAATAGAATAATATAAATGGCTAAAGCCCGCGCATAAAATTACCCTCATCTTAGATGAGGGTAATTATTATTGTCTAATCTATACTTAGCAGTAAAGCGTGACCAATTTTTCCCAGTTAGGTGCGCCTGAAGCAGCGAGGTTGAGAGCACGCACAAGCTTTCTAAGAGACACTTCACCCTTGCGTTTTGAGGATTTTACAACATCGAGCACTTTGTATCTCTCTTCTTTAGAAAGTGTCAGCCCTTCTTCAAGCTTAATATCAAACAGAATTTTCTCCATGTATTCGAACATTTCTTCATCTGTTGGATTAATGTTGATGATAAACGCACGAGTTCTAAGCGCGCCGTCAGGGTCTAACTTGTCTAAAGATAGGTTAGAGATAAAGATAATGCGCCCATAAAAATCAAAGTACTTTGGTGCCATCGTTGGATCATCTTCATAATCTTCTGGATCCTCTTTGTCTGGATCAAAGATAAATGATGATTTCTTGTTCCAAACTAACTTGCGCTTCTTCTTAGTATCAGTAGCTGCCTTAATGATGTTTCTAGCATCTTGATCTGCTAAAGCTCCATCCGAATCATCAAAGAGAATAATGCTATCGCGGTGATGGTAAAGTAGAGCATATATACCGGCTGCCGACGCAGAACCAGTGTTCTTGAAATATCCTTGACCATCAGTTAAACCATGTGATTCTAAAACTCTTTCAACTGTTTGTGTTTTTCCTGTTCCACCTCTTCCTGTAACAAACAAAGCATTGAATGCGCCTTTGACAATACCAGTTACTAGTCCTTCAAGGTGCTCAATTGAGTCTGAGTATGATACATGTTCATGGCGCTGAGCAGCTTCTTGCGCCTGTATTTCAGCACGAGTTTGCTCATACGCTTCATTAGATCCACCTTTAGTGATAACTAAAACACCTGCTTTACCAAGAATTTCTTTCTTTAGATCATTTACATTAACATTACCACCTAGGCCAACTCTTTTTCCAGATATTTCAAATTTATCCTTGAAATCACGAACGATGGTGTCAAAAATACCAACATTTATAATGTGATAACGCCCAATAAAATCAGAGCGTGTTAATGTATTACCTTTAATGAGCTGTGACAAAAAGTCAGAGAGCGCTTCTTCTGCTGTAAAGTCATCACGCTTTGCTTCACGAAGTACTTGTTCAGTAAGAGCCTCAGAAGCATCTACAGGAAAAACTGTTCTTTTTCCAACTGTTGGTGATTCAAGCGCTGCTACAAGTGCCGGTAGTGATTTAACTAATGATACCCCACTAGTTTTAATGTTAAAAGATGGATCATGCTTTCCATCAAAGATATCAATTGACTGGATTTCTGCTGTCATTCCAGTTTTTGGCTCTGATGCCCAATTGAAGCGTATCATTTTCGTTGAGCCATTAAAGACATAACGATACCCATACCCACTTTCACGAGAATTCTTGAAGTGCTCAACACCTGGAATTTTAATAAGCTTTTGACCTAGCTTACGCTGTATGTACGATACCATAGCGCTCATTGCAAGATGCGCCTTGCTACCGCTAATTTTTGACTCACATAAATCAATAAGTTTCATAAATTCTTCCTAAAAGCTGACATGCTTATGTTCTATTTATTGGCTTATAAATGACAAAAGGAGAGCTTAAGCTCTCCTTTTTAAGGTTAGTAATGGTTTTACGCTGTAAGTCTTTTTTCAAAAATCTCTCGAATTGCTTCTAGACCTTGACGGTAGCCTGAAATTCCTGTTTCCGTCACTCGTCGCGCTACAAATTCATTACTCAAAACAGCCCCGTTAACCGTCACTTTATATGATGGCTTAAATGTTTTACGACCTTTTTTAATCTTTCCAGTGAAAGCAAGTGTTCCATTTTGAAGCTGACGTTCTGTAGAAACTAGTTGAAGACCAGCATCAATCAGTGATTGAAACTGTTTTGTGCGTTTAACTGCGGCGAGAACACGAGAATTTGACATATTTAACTCCTTATTTCTTATTCAACAAATATAAAGCATTTATTCAAATGCCTTTGCGAGAAGCCCCACGTTATCAGCATGGGTAGGTGCGGTCCATCCAATCGGTTTGCATAAATCTGGAAGACCTAATGGATTAGGACGCGATGGTTTAATACCAGGTTCCTTCTCCATGTTCTTTGTGTGGACACGATTCCATGCTTCAGCTGTGTCAACTTGAAACGCGTCCAATGTTCCAATTGCAACAACGCACAGATCAATCATTGCATCAACAACATCTTCTGCACGATCTAGCTGAGGTTCTGCTACTTTTTCAATATTAACATCTACTTTGTAGCCAGCAGCTTCATAAGCTTCAAGCAATTCTTCTTTTAGAAAATCTAGGCGAAATTTCAAGAAGCTTTGAAGCTTTTCTTTATCAAAAGTTTTAACAATTTCACGCACACCAAATTTAGTGTGCATATCATAGATATCACCAATCATATCACATGTATTCGTAGATTCTTTCTTAGTACCAATTTGGGATTGATTTGCGTTATTATACATTAAAATTCACCTCATGTTATATCGTTGTAAAGTATTTAAAAGGACATAAATCACACATGATTCATGTGTCGCTCAACTGCTTCCTTAATATCTTTCTGAATGATCATTAAGTTTTCTTCTGGTGAATTTTCACCAGAAATGATTCGTGTCCAGTTAGTTTTAGCTTCCCACCGTGTTTCTTCAGTAAGCATCGCTCGTTGACGATCAAAATATGACAAGATTGTTTTCATTGTTTTTTCTGAAGGCTCTTTCACGTGCGAATACATTTTTCCATTTAGAATATCAACACTAATAGCGCTACGAACATCCTTAACCATACGATCAATAAATCGTTCCATGCGTACTTGAAGATCCGTATTAATGAAATACTTCAACCAAATAGCACCAATATCAAGAGCCGGTTTTACATAATGATCAAGACCACTTGGTTCTACAATTAAGAACGCAATCTTTCCTGGCTGAAGCTTGTTATTCCATTCTTTCTTTGTAACGCCGTAGCGAACTCCACGATAAATGGCTAGTTCAGCAAATTCATTTGCTTCTTCAAGTCTCTTGGATTCTTCTAAATCAATGAAATAATAATCAACTCCATCAATCTCACCTTCACGTGGTAAACGAGTTGTAGTTGAGATCAAACAGGGAAGTTTCGCTACATCACGAATATAGTTGAACAGGTATGATTTTCCAGCAGCTGTTGGAGATGTTAATGTGATTAGGATTGGTGGCGTGCTTTCCATTTTTTAGAAATCTCCTGCTGAATTGTTGCAACTTCTTCTGATGTGTTGAAGCTTAAGGTTGGATAATCTGTTTCGTACACATATGCAGCGCGGTTGATGTTGTACATATGATGGAAAGTGTAGAGAAGTGAAAGCTCCCCACCTGGTGTAATGTACCGACCGCCCTTCCAAAACGCAGCGTGTATTGTCGTAAGAGAGTCATAAAGATGACTGCTGTTAAACCTAAAAACCGATTGATCATGAAAACCAGTCGGGTGTTTCTCGCCATACTTTGAAAAATCAGCTGAAATGCATCGCATTTTTTCATCAACCAAAAGAGAAACATATGGATTGTTCTCCTTAACAGCAGGCAAAAGACCAGATCCTTGAAGCTCATTAGAAAAAAGTTCATCAATTATCTCAGCGTTGGGGAAAAACACATCTCCCCACGCGACAGTGACCTCATCTGAAGCAAGTGTTCCATTCTCACTAGCGTATCGAAGGCCTATCATCGTTGCATGACCATCACCAAGCCCTGAGTTGATTGGAACATTAATGAGATTTTTTGTCAGCTCAGGATATTTCTCAGCTAGGTTCTTAAAGTATGCTGTCCATTGGTTTTGAACGAGAATGTTTGTTACCACGTGCACAGTTTTAAACTTGTACGCGATCTGTTGAAGGGTTGTTGTCAAGCATGGCTCATCAACTATAGGTACTAGCGCCTTTGGTATGTTAGAGTTCATGCGTGAGCCGACACCTGCCGCAATAATGAATAAATCTGCTTTCATTAGATAGGACGATAACCAGTAAGAGTAAGAATAAAGAACGCTGTTTTAGCCGGATTTGTAACGTGCAAGCAACGAATACCAGGAATAGATTTCACACATTCATCATTACCACCATAAAATTCATCACCGACATAAGTGATAGTTGATGGCTTCTCGGTGTTTTTTATGTACTGAATAGCTGCCGCTTTTGAAAGTGAAGGATGGTGAATCTCAATTGTTGTTCGACCAGAAGCCTTTACAACTAAACCAGTATCTTGAATGAGTAACTTGATTAGCTCAATTATCATTGGTCGATATTCTTCATCAATTGGTTTAATTGTGATCATAACATCACCTCGATTCTCAATCTTTGAGAGAGGAATGTGATGTTCTTTCAGAGAGCTGATAATGCTATTAATTCCATAAGCACCATCCTTTTCCAGCAAAACACTTTTGTCGATACATTCGATAAATTTGTGGGAAATCCCATCATCACTACCATCTGGAAAACGCGTATCATAAAGATACTTATTCACTCCACCATCAGCATAAACAGCCAAAGGAGTGAAAGATGTTTTGTACGTGCTTAAACCATAATAGTTTGAATTATGAATTTTTATAGCTTTGATGGAGTTACCGGTGCAGATTGCGATTTTCTTTGTCGTGTTTAGCTCACAGATTGCTTGGACATTGCTCTTAGATGAGAGAGGGTAGATGTTACCACGACCAACAAGCGTATCATCATAGTCGAATACAAAATAATCGCTGTTGACAAAGTCCTTGAAATACGTATAACCGACTGCCATAGCTAGCCGCCGTGAATCATGAGTTTTAGTATCTCGCTGTTCACCTGGAGCAGACATCTTAAACCATTCAGCGCTTGTGATCTTTGCTTTTGCTTTTTCATCAATGATTTTCATAATATCATCGGCAGATTCATCAAGAATCACATTGAGCTGACCTTCCTTAAAATATCGAGGTACTAAAATATCAATAATTTCGGAAGCCCCCTGCCCAGGAGAGTCTTTATCTGGTCTGCGATTCATGACCATTAAAACATCACCCTTAACACCATCATACATAACTTCCTTAAAGCCAACAGAAGCATATGTTGGGATAAGTGAAGACCATTGGGTACCTGACGAAAGAATGATAAGATCTGCATTTAATAGGGCTTCACGAGCTTCATTACAAAGAACTGGAACAGCATTATTACCTTCAGCATCTGTGAAGAAGATGTCTACAAAAGGATCATCATGATTGCCCCATGAAACAATATCACCTTCATCAGTAATTCGCTTGCCACTCTTCGTGATGGCTCCTAGGAACAATGAGGTATCATCATTGAGAATGACATTGTCCTTAATGCCCATCAATGATGCCATGATTCTAGCTGCTGAACGCAATGAATACCCATTTACCTTGGCTAACCCGGCATAAATGATATTTGCTAATGAGAAGTCATTGTAATCAATCTTTGTTGCAATTGGTGAACGAAAATACTCTTCAATGGCTTCTCTCAAGATATTAGCTTTGAAAGCTGAATCATCCGCGTGTTCAAAGCTGTCATTTTGAGCTGCCCGAAATGTGTCGTGTTTCTTGTTTTGCAAAGCATTTTCAAGCTCTGCAATTCTCATAAGGCAAAAGTTTTTTACATCTGATGAAGGAATCGTAAAGCGAATATTAAGGAACTTTATCCATGGTGAATCAGGATGCTCAAGCGCCAAACGAGTAGTTTGGTTCTTTCTAATGTCAGAGGGGCCAAGAATGCGGCCATTCATTACTTGCCTTACTGCTCCAGTACTCAAACCATTATCATATCCATTAACCAAAATTTTGGTATCAATACCATCAAGATGAGCGTCAAGTAGGTTGTACAATCCAGTCTGAAGAGCAATTGAGCCGGTTCCACCAGCTAAGATAACAATATTCATTCATTTCTCCTTATTACCACGATCACGGGCCCGTGATATTTACGGGATTAACTCATCTGCTCGATCTGATTAACGAAGCTAGTACAATACTTTTCTGCATCAAAGTTAATTGCATTAAATTGATCTTGAATGATAAGCTTTCGAAGTTCCGTATCATGCTTCAAAAGCAGTATTTTTTCGGACAATTCTGCACGATCTGAAACATACAAAAAATCTGATAGTGTTCTATCTCTACTATAAACCCTACGCAATTTGTCCAAGTCAGAATCAATGAAGGTAACCACAGAGGACCAAATTGATTCATACGCGCGCTGTGCCATGTCATTAATTTCCTCATACCAAGGATCTCCGATGACGCAATGAGACATCGCACTATTCATCTTTGAAAGCATCTCATCATACCGAACAGGACCTGTAAATGTAGGTGGACGCTTACCAAAAACTAAATTAGGCTTAAAATCATCTAAATCAATTTTACCGAACATCTCAACTGAGATATCTTCTGGATGATTAAAATAAAACTTTACCATTTTTTTCATGCGTCTTCCACCTCGCATCGTACCACCATATGACAAATCAACTTCAGGGTTAGGATTAAATGGTAAACGTTCATTCAAGCATGGAAATTGTTCAAATGGAAAATGAACAATCTTATTAGGAATAACTTCATTATTCCTTTTCTTAATATCTTCAAGAACTTTGTCAACATCATATGGTTGGGAAAAATAAATGATGTCAGATCGGCTAATATGCAATTGTTCTTGCGACCAGTTAGATGCCCATTCTTTCTTTGAGACAGATGGCCAAACTTGTGTTAGTGTTAGTTCTGGATCACATAAAATGTAGAATACCGGTCCCTTGAATTCATTGATGATTACGTAGTTTAACAACTGTTCACGATCTTCTGCCCCACCAAAAAAGTTTACGTTGCCATTTATAACAATAAGCGCATCGGCATTAACACCATTACTAAGAGTAGTAGGATCACTAAGATCAAACCATTTATACTCTGGAAGAAGATTGTCCTTTTTCAAAATTTTAGTATAAATGTTAACTTCTGCCCCGCCCTTATGAAGCATTTTGATAATTGAACGCGCCTCACCATTACCACCAGAAGTATCATTAGCGTTAAATGAAATTCGTGCACCAAGTTTAATTACTGCTACTTTCATACAAGTGCTTCCTTTAAAATGTCTTTCTTATTTTTAAATCCACCAAAAGTTGTGTCAGTTACACAGATAATTCTCTTGTCTTTAATTAATGATCTGTGAAATGCAGAAATAAATCGTTCTTGTTCTTCAAAACGCTTTTCAGTAGGTCCAAGACTGTTACCATCATCAACGAAATGTTTTGCCTTGTCAAAGTCTTCTACTAAAAGAATCAGCCTAACAGTTTCAAGATCACCTATGCTATATTGTTTTTCTAGTTCAAAAACATAGTCACCAGAATAGTTACGATACAATGGTGAATAAACAACTTCACCTAAATGGGCTCTGTCAAAAATGATGTTAGCATTACTGCGCATTAAGAGCATCATGTTTTCAAAGCTAGTATATTGGTAATAATAAAAACTTTGCAGCTTGTTTACTTCACCTTCTGTTGTAGCTTTACCATCATAGATGGCTAAGCGTTGTGGTTTATTAAAGTGAATTACTTCATAATAACCAAGCTCATCTCGAATGCCCTGAATAAGAGTGGATTTTCCTAATCTGTCTAACCCCTCTATAATGAATATATTTTTAGACATTATTTCTTGTATCCTTTTTATGCTTTAATCTATTTTTATTGTTCAATGATTTTTTAATATTATCATAAATTGTTTCAAAAATAAACTTTCAATTAAAGAAATTTCGTGAAGCGCAGATTGAATTCGTCCTTCCAGATATTTTGAGAAGAGGTAAACAAACGTTGCGCATTTTGATCAAGAATGTACGTCACCGCATAATCATCGGCTGATCTAACTGATCGACCTGCGCCTTGGACCATTTTCATGATTGTTATGACGTTGTACAGCTCAGGATACTTATCCAAAATAAACTTCATTCGCTTATCACCTAGCGATGGGAATGGAGCCTTTACTAAGATTTGAAAGCGAGATAAATTTCCAGGTAGATCAATACCTTCAAACATTGAAGGAGAAATAAGAACTGCTGGCCCACCTTTATAGTCCTTAAAAGCAGTCAGAACATTCTCGAGCTTTTCCCCTTGATATTGAACGAACAGTTTATACTTTGAAAAATCCTTGGATGATTTTAGTTCATCAACAATTTCATTTTGAAGCTTGAAGCTTGGTGCTAGAATAATACCCCGCTCACTCTCTTGTACGTGCTTACTAACAATCTTTGAGACATTATTGCGAAGCGTTTTAACTACACTAGGGTTCTGCAATGATGTGTAACTAAGTGAAAGAGGATCAAAAAAGACAACTTCCTTGTTTTCTTTGGGAAAAGTTGGAGCAAGCTTAATGAATTTTGTTTTTGACTTGTCAAGCATCAACGTTGTGGTTAGAAACGTGTCACTTAAGGTAGCTGACATAAAAAGATTGTGATCAGCAGCTTGCAACGCTTTCATCATAGTACCAACGAACACTGGCTTCACGCTCACCGCTGCTTCATCTTCCTTGTACTCAAAAACGTGATCATAAGCATACTTAAAGAAATCATCAATCTTACATGCCAATCCTTCATACTTCTTCGTAAAGCGCGCAAGTTTGTTGTATGTCTGTAATTGACCGGCACGAAGAGCTTTTTCAGCTAAAACCGCTCCTTGTTCTTTAGCATAAAGATAAATCTTCATCATGGCATTTAAATATGCCTCATAATTCTTCTCATTTATTTTGTCTTTTTTCGCGCAATCTGCCGCTATTGAAACAAGAAGCTTAGAAATTTCTAAATTAGTAATGCGAACTGTTTCTGCAATTTCTTGTGCCATTTGCTGTACTCTCTTCTGAGAGAAATAAATGGCATTGTGTTCGCTAAAAAGATCATTTAAAAGGTGCGCTTCATCCCACACGATTAGGTCACGGTCTTCAAATTTACCAGTATACATCCTATCGATAAAAAAATAAGAGTAGTTAGTGGTAACATGTCGAACAAAATTTTTCTTTTTCTTAATGTCAAGATACTCACAATGATTACAGTGCTGGCGAATGACATCGTCAAACTCACTGCCACTTTGCACCATCGTGTACCAAGCACATGATTCAGCATTTTCAGATTTATCTGGCTGAGATAGAGCAGAACAATCATAATTATTCGCCCCCTTGATCATGATGTACTTGCCCTGCTCACCAATCCTTTTGAAGGTACTATCGTACTGTTTTGCTAGCACATTGGTAGCGGTAAGAGAAATGCCTGACTTGATTGCTTCAGTGGAACCACCTTTAATTGACGTAAGTGCTTCAGCTGTAACAGCGCCAATAATGGATTTGCCAGTTCCAGTAGGTGCGTTAAGAATTACGTTCTCTGCTTTTTCATCGATGAAAGCTTCTAGTATCTGATTGACTGCTTCTCTCTGCCCATCTCTTGGATTAAAGCCTAGTCGTTCAAATGCTGCATCAATTTGTTGTTTGTATTTCATTCTTCTTGAATATAGGTAACCCTGATGTATTATGATATTCTATCACACTATGTGTTTTTAAAAAACTTTTAACCTGTGCTCTATCAAGTCAATATCCACTTAATTCACCATTAGCATTACGTATCAGGTAAAAAAGCGGGTAATTGGAATTTTGTTGACTTTGAAATGGATCAGTGAGGCTCATCTTCAGGAACTACCGCACCTGGTGAACGTTCAAAATAATACTCATCATCTTCGATCGCAATTACCATGATAGAGTCCACTGTCTGTGGGTACTTTGGGTGTTGTTTATCATTCTTTATGATGACACATTGAGTTTCGCCGCCTGCACTGCGTCGATTTAACTTGTTTAAAAGAGTTTGAAGGTTTCTGCGAGAGAGATAAATGCGTTCCATCAATTTTCCTTGAAACATGGAATTCCACTGCCCACTAGTCTAACAAAACTGTACTTACTAGCAAGCTCATCTAGGTCTCCTTCCCAAACCTTTTGCATATTTAGGTTAATATTATTCGTGTCTTGATAACTTTGCTCAACAAACATGAACAACAATCTTTGCCCTTTATGTTCTTTCCATTCTTGTATTTTTTGTTGAATAACGGTATCTACATCAATTTTTGATGAATCTCCAATTAATGGACGATATCTTTTCATGAACTCGTTTTTCGCCTCACTTAGAGATTTACCATTTAAGTAATCACCATTACATGGTGGTGTTGATAAAAACTGAGGTTGAAAACATGCTCTAAATTGTTCTGGTAGCATAATTTCTCCTTAATTAGTTGTTATGCCTTAATTACTATGGTAAAACGAAGTGTTTTACTTTAGAGTTGTGTTTATTATATCAAATTGAAGAAGAGATAAAAACTGTATCCCGTAATATTCTTTTTATCTATTACATAAAAACAGATAATGATTTACACTAGCAAGTATGGAGAGTCTGGATAAAGCTTTTTATAGTCAGCTTTTGAAATGTTTAATTCTCCTGTTTTTGCAAAGTGATCTACCAGATAGTAATGGCGCGCGTATATGTGAAGTGAACCAACATTCCAATACAAATTACCAGCAGGGATGTTTAACTCAGCAGCAAGCTTTTCAAGAACATGCTGTTGCCATGCTCTATCATTACGATAACCAAAGATAGAGTCATTGCTGCGCATCTGCACTATTGCATGCAGTTGGCCATCACGAATAAGGTATTGCACGGAATTAGTACACATAAAATCTGAACGCCCATTTTTATGGTAATCTACCCACATGGATGGACGAGTATAGATCATGATAGCTCTACGAGATTCTGGATTTGTTTTGAGTTCTGCGCGGACTCTTACATATTGACTCGTTACTTCACGTACAGACTTATTAAAACCATTTTCTGGTGAATAGATACACCAACCATAATTTGAGTTAATGTATCCATCTTTGTCAGCAACGGCTCTCCAAATTTGTGGAGGGCCACCGGGAATGTCATTTATGTTAAGGGACATAGAGTTATACCACTCTTCTTCTCGCTTAACGTAATCCCAGTTAACTTCACCAAAGATTGATTCTTCATCAGCGATGAAGGAGGCACTAACAATTTCTATTGTCGTGTCGCCTGTTAAACTCGTCATTGTTGCTTCACGATTAACAGACGTAAATTTACCAGCAGATAGGAGTGATTTGAATTCTTGACGAATATCTGCAGTTCGGATTTGTGGAAGCATTTGAGGATTCCTCATGTAAAATTTGATATGACATATTATTTAACCACCATTGAATCATGCATCATTCTAAAATGATGTCAAACGATGAAAAAGTGGGATCAGAAAAATTTCTGATCCCAAAAAACATGGTCTTGCAAAGGAGACATTAACCATGAAATTTTATTTTACTTCATAGCACTAAATTTGTAAACTGATTATATGCCATTCAATTTCTTAGAATCGCTCTTTCTGATTACACTGTAGTGTTTAACAACAGTTAGTTTCATAGTTCTTCAGGAACTGGAAGCTTATTACGCTCTAGTTCTTTCTTAGCCTGCGATAAAATTTTTTCTGGGTTCTTCATCTTTGTTTTTATTAGCTTGATTACATCTTCAGCGGTCATAATATCCTTTGCTTTTATACCAGGGCCAAAGATGAATTCTGCAATTTTATCAGGAACATCAATACGATCTGTTTCCTTAGCAAAATCAATCTTTTTTCCCAGCTTATGAAGATAATTTTCAAGCTCATCAGGAGTAACAGTATCCAAAGTTTTGTTTGCTTTTCCTGTCTTTGAATTGATCTTGGCACGCTTAAAGAGGCGTTCCATACCAGAATCAAGCTTAATAGAGCGAGATGCGCGCGCGATAACATTACCATTTTCATCACGAAGAACAAAATCTTTACCTGGTTCCTGCACGAAGGTGAGCGCTGTAAACAGAATAATGTTACGAACAGCACCTGGGTATTTTGAACCACGCCCTTGGGCTGAATGATAAATGAACTTTGCCCAGTCCTTATTGTTCACAAACATCAAGTCAACCTGAACTTTTTTACCATTAACAGGAACAGCGTAAGATCCAATCTTCCCACCGCTATTAAAGTATCCTTCATCATTTACAGCGGCCATCATCTTCTTGTGAATATCTTCATAATTTGAACCTTTTAGCTCTAAAGCGATGTCAATGTCACCACTATCTTTTTTCTTACCTAGAAGAGTGAGTTCTGTTGATCCAAGAAGAGATTTTTTCAACTCAGCTTCATCAATCCCAATAACATTTGACACGAATTTTAGGGCAGCGTTAATATCTGCTTGATTAGCTCGTGTAGTACCGAACTTTTCAGTAGCATGACCACCTTCTAACAAAAGAAAGGTTTTGAACGTGAGCATAAGTTCCTCTTTATACAAAATTATATTTATCAATCACTTTTTGATTACAAAAATCAGCATTCAAAAAACGTTTAAATGATAGAGAATTTATTACCCCTTATAAAATGCATTTCCATTAAAGTGATTTAATCATAAAATTATCTTAGTATGAAATAAATATTACCAATGATTTATTAGAACCATGACGTAACACGGAACAAAAGGAAATTTATATGCTTTTTGATGGCATTAAACTTATAGAAGGTTCTGAAGTACAAAACCTAGTTGTTGACTCAGGAACTTCTTTTCCAGCAAACCCAGATCAAGGCGAGCTTTTCTTTCGTACAGATGCCTTAAATATAGGCCTATATGTTTATGATGGAGCAGGATGGAAACGTCAAATTAACACTAATGATACTATTGTAAATCTTCTTCCAGACATAATTTCTCCTGGTTCCTTCAAAAGCGTAACAGTTGATGCAAAAGGACGGGTTACTGCTGGTACAAATCCAACAACTCTTGCCGGTTATGGTATTACTGATGCACAACCTCTTGATACGGATCTTACAGCAATTGCTTCTCTGTCTGATACAAGCGGAATTCTTCGTAAGACAGCAGCAGATACATGGACGCTAGATACTACTTCATACGCGCCACTTAATTCACCAGCACTAACAGGAACACCAACTGCCCCAACTGCTCAGGCAGGTACCAATACCACCCAAATTGCAACAACAGAGTTTGTTACTACTGCTGTCGCTAATGTGCAGGCTGGTGCGGTCGCAACAGCAGATAAGTGGACAACACCACGTAATTTAAGCCTTACTGGTGATGGTACCGCAACGCTATTTTCTGTTGATGGTTCAACAAACGTTTCTGCGGCATTTACGCTGGCTACTGTTAACTCAAATACTGGTTCGTTTGGCACTGCTTCAAGCATACCTACGTTTACAGTCAACGACAAGGGCTTAATTACTGCAGCCGGCTCTGCATCAATCGCGATTGATGCATCGCAAGTGACAACTGGAATTTTTGCCGATGCACGCATCGCCCAATCCAACGTTACACAGTACCAAAGCGCTCTAACGATCACTGAGTCTCAGATTACAGATGGATCGATTCTAGCCCGTGTTGGTGAAAACGAAACCATTACTGGAACATGGCAATTTAGCAATCCGGTAAGTGTTAACACACCAACATCTGGCTCTCATGCAGTGACTAAGGATTATGTTGATAACATTGCAACTGGTCTTGACTTTAAGCAATCAGTTAAGGCAGCAACTACTGGTAACATCACTCTTTCTGGTACACAGACAATCGACGATATTGCACTATCAGTCGGTGATCGTGTTTTGGTTAAGGACCAAACAACTGCATCGCAAAACGGCATTTACGTTGTTGCATCAGACACTTGGCCACGGGCCGAAGATGCTGATAATTCACCAGCTGGTGAAGTTACTTCTGGCATGTTCTGCTTCGTTGAACAAGGTACGGTAAATGCTGATACTGGTTGGGTATTGTCAACAAATAATCCTATTACTCTCGGAACGACAGCACTTACATTTGTCCAATTCAACGGACTGGGTCAAATTGCAGCAGGCGATGGTCTGACAAAATCTGGATCCACGATTAATGTTGGAACCGCATCGTCAGCAAGAATTGTAGTTAATCCAGACAACATCGACCTTGCGACTGTTACTGATGCTGGTACTGGTTCATTCCTGAAGTTTACTCGTGATGCTTATGGTCGTGTTTCTGGAACAACACCTGTCGTTTCAGCTGACCTTACCGCTCTGCTAGGAACGATGGCTTCGCAAAATGCGAATAGTGTTGCAATCACGGGTGGTACTATAAATGGTACAACTATTGGTGCAACAACTCCTTCAACCGGTAGCTTTACTACCATACAAGCTTCTTCGACAATTACCTCTGCAGCGCAAGTTATTGGATCTAGTACTTTTATTGCTCGTGGTGGCGGAACCGGCGCAGAAGGTGGTCAACTTGTTCTAGGCTATGCTAATGGTGCTGCAACCAGTATCACTGGCGAAACGAATGGTACGTGGAACGTTGATGTATATTCTAACAACGATTTCCGCATCTTTTCACGTAACACATCTGGAACTACCAATAATCGTTTCACGATCGCTGAAACCGATGGCACAACCACAATTGGTGCTAATAAGTTGTATATCAATCAGTCAACTGGCTTACTTGTACAACATGATGGTTCAAATGGTTACATTCGCTCAATTACAGGCTCATTGAACCTTGGAGCTTCATCAAACAACATTGTCAGTATTTCTTCTACCAGCATGTCAGTGAATGGCACCGCATCGTTCTCTGGTCTCGTTCAGCAAGTTCCTGCGACAGGTCTAACAGCTGCTGGTACTACACAGGATACGGCGCTTGCATTGACAAATATGATCAATGTCATCAGCACAACCCCATCTGGCTCTGGTGTGATTCTACCTAACTCCATAGGTTCCATGGTTGTCGTTATAAATGCAGGTGCAAATGCGCTAAACGTTTACCCAGTATCAGGTGCTGCAATTGACTCTCTTGGAACTAACGCAGCGTTCTCATTATCAGTTGGGGCCAAGATCATGTTCATCCAAACATCATCAACACAGTACTACACCTTAAACGCTACCTACGCGTAAATAGTCTGATCATCTTGGAGATAAACAGTGTCATATATTAAAGGATCAGCAATTCAAGTTAGTGATTTTAATACGTTTGCCGGGCAAACTGGTGTTGCTGCCAGTGGGCCAGCTGATGCAGCTAATAAAGCCGGGTACTTATATGGTGTTGGATATGGTGATAGAGGTTATGGACAAATCGTTCCAAGTTTATCACCTATTTCAGCTGGAGCGACTATAAATGGTGAATGGCAAAATTTAAGGACCATTTTAGCAAGCATGGCAACCTGGCAAAATACGTCAACGTCTTTACTTCCACCATCAACAAGTTTAAACTCTTGTGCAACCATTGTTGCACATAAAAGTAGTTCCCCATCATTGAATGCATATGACATTCAAGATATGCTTGCGACTCTTGATACCAACAGATTTAATTATCAGCTTGGTAACATGACACTTAGTACAATTCAAACAACTACTCGTAGTTCAACGTGGGGCAGTGGAAATAGTGGAATTACTGCAGAATTTCAAGTAGTGTTTACCAGTGAGAATCATGCTAGGTATTTTTTTAATACTGGTGGAGAGTTTAGAATTACCTTAGCGCACCCAGATACTTCTAGCCCGCGAAACCAAAGCTGGAATACCGTTCTAAACGGTTTTACTCTTGCATTTAGAGCAAACTCATCTGTTAGAATTGGCGGCTCATATGGTGCTGCGCAAGCAATCGGTTATTATCAGCTAACAACAACATATCAAGTCATTTGCGATGGCACTAATACTGGCGTTTCACCATATACATCTAACGACTTTTATGTTGACGCCCGGGCGACGTCAATTACTGGTGCTAACGGTGCCAAAGGATCAACTCTTCAATTTCGTGTTCGACTGATTGATGAGCAAACAAACAGTTATAGTGACATAGTTAATTCTGGTACTGTTAGCAACCTTCAGCAATTACGAGCTACAAGCATGTACGTTATTAGCGCGCCAACAAGCTCAGTAATTACTGCGTTCTAAACCGAGTTAAATCAGTAAAATTAAAGGGCTCCTAGGAGCCCTTTTTTATTTTGCCTTTACTATGACTGTTTCCATTCTATCTTTATTTGTTTGTACTATCTCTACATCATAACCCCATAGAAGTTTAACGAACTCTATGGTTTTCTTTGCAAAAGGACCATGTAATGATCTTCCTTTGTATGGATGGTACTCAAGAGTTAGAGTTCTATCTCCTTTCATTCGTGCTGACTTTACAACAATATCAGGAATACGATTGATAGTGGCGTAATTAGCTGATAGGGCATTTCGAATATTTCTATAACCTTTATCATCACTAATTTCACTGACATAACCATATGTTTTGTGATGTTCAACAATGAAAAGATTCCAATCACGAATAACCTTAGGAGAAAGAAATTGTTGAATAAAGCTTTCATCACGGTATTCAGCAACTGCATCCTTAATAGCATCCCGCCATTCCATACCAATTAGGTTAGGAAACCATTCTTTATCTTCTTCAGTTGGATTTTCACAGATACGGCGTATATCTTTCAGAATTGCAAAACCTAAAGCGTATGGATTAAAACCACCATCATAATGCTTACTTTTATATGTTGGCTGGTATATAACATTCGAGTGTGAGTGCAACCACGAGATCTGCGCGTCAGCTGAAATCAAACCCCGCTTTTCAAGCTCATCCATAATGTAGAAGTGCGTGAATGTCGCGAACCCTTCATTTAAGACTTTAGTTTGGCTTTGAGGATAAAAGTACTGATGAATCTTGTAAACGATTCTCAAAACCTCTCGCTGCCATTCTTTAAGAGTTGGAGAGAACTTCATTAGAAAGTAAAGCAAATTTTCTTCATCTCCGACTAAATCATCGTCCTGTTCATCTTTTTTCTCTTCAATCTTCTTAGATGTTGACTTAATGATAATGTCAAGACTTAACTGCTCTTCATCAGCATCTAACACAAGCTTTGCTGCTTCTTCTTCCTTTGTCAGCTTCTTTTTGTGCTTGCGTTTTCTCTTATCAACTCCATGAGGTGCTAGCGCGTGCGCGGCATCTAAAAGCAGTTCAACTTCATCTTGACCATAGCGCAGTTCACAGTCACGAATAAATGTCTTTGCAAAGATCAAGTAATCGATAATTGAACCAGCTGCTGTCCACTCCTTAAACATGTAATTGTTCTTAAAGACGTGATTATGCCCAAACGCCGCGTGGGCGATGACAAGAGCCTGCATCACAGCATTATTCTCTTCCATCAAGTAGCTAATGCATGGATTACTGTTGATAACAATCTCATATGCAAGACCCATTCGCCCCTTCTGGTATTTTGTCCAGTTAGACAAAAATTGTTTTCCGAACGACCAATGTGGGTACATTACAGGTAAACCAACTGATGCATATGCATCGATCATCTGCTCTGCAGAGATTACTTCAATTTGGTTAGGATAAACATCTAGCTTCAGATCATTTAAAGCCACATCTTCAATATGACTATAAATTTCTTGTAGTAGCTCTGGAGTCCAGTCAGTACGTGATGTGATTAGTGGTTCTGTCATTTAGATTTTTTGCTAAAAACTTTTTTGAAAACAGGATAGCAATCATCTGGTGTTCCAATTCTTGCTAAAGAGACTTTATGTGGCGGTTGTTTCAAGCGAACAGCATCATAAGTTTCCCAAAGATTAGTGTTAGTGCGAATAACTATTGGTACACCAGCACTGTTCGTTATAAAATTCTCATTTCCAACTTCAACATAACTGAACATGCTACACCTGTTCATAAGGTTTCCTTTCCCTATCATCGCGTCAATTACAGCTTCATTATCATCATACCAGTTGTCACCATCTGACGCATGGCAGACGATTATGTTAGTTTGATTTGGATCATATTGCTCAATAATCATTTTACTAATATGATTAAGGGCAACAGACACTTGAGTACCACCGTTGATGCGAGTACTGAAGAAGTCATCTTCATTCATCTCAAACACTTCATCAGTGTGAGCAATGAATCTTAATTCAACCGTTGGATATTTACGTTTAATGAATTCATAAAGCAAAGCAAACCACCGCCGCGCTATGCTTTTTTCTTCTTTCCCCATAGATCCAGAAATGTCCATGAGCATGATAAGAACAGCGTCAACAGTCTTTAGGGGTTTAGCTTCCTTCTTACGATAGCGCAAATCAGACTTATCAAATGAATCTAGAAATGATAGCTTACCAAGAAGTTGTTCAATACGCGCAACAATCTCTTTCCAACGCTCACTGTTCTCCTCAACTGTCTTAATTTCCTCACGAAGCTGTTCAAGTTCTTCCTTGTAAGGCTTCATTAAAGCCCAACGACGGCCCAATGATTGCTTGTACGTGCGAATAATACTAAGCTGAGATGGGTTACCAGTAGTAGAAAAACCAGCAGGTTGGTGCTTATTATCAAGTTTTTCTGTAAAGCGCTCGTGTGTTAGATAAAGCTCACAGTCCTCAAAGAAGACATCAAGGAATTCAGAACGAGCCACGTTCACAATAAAATCATCTTCACCTTGTTCTCCAGGCCCTGCGCCAGAACCTGCTGCTTGTTCTTCTGGAAATTCTATCTCATCACCGCGATCATACTGATCATTACCAATAACGACAGATACTTCATTGCCGTCATTTGCATAAGCGAAGAATGGTTCTTCAAGCGCCTCGCCAGTAACTTTGACTGGACTCATGCTTTTTGCATTAGTGCCACTAACACCACCAGCTCCAATGTTTTGTGGAACAGATGTTTTAATAAATCCCCTAACACGCCGAATAAGCTTCTGACGATTATTAGTTGATTTACCGCCACCTGCCTTTCTTCTATCAATGAAAATAAATGGCATGATGTCCTTCAGATCTTAGTTAAGTTTATTAGTTAGATTTCCGGTTATTGACCCACCAATCAACCAAGATCTTAATTTGACGATCAGTATAGCCCTTGGTGCGCATGCGAGCAACAAATTCATCATGCTTCTTCTGTTCTTCGCTCGACCCTTTTGGAGAGAACGAAACAATTGGCATAATCTCGTTTGTAGCAGCAAACATCTTCTTTTCAATAACGTTTTTGATTTTCTCGTAAGAATTCCAGGCTGGCATCTTCCCTTCATTCTTAGCGCGGTAGCGCAGCACGTAATGCACAATGTCATTTCTAAAATCCTTAGGATTAGCAATCATTGCTGCTTTCTCAATTTCCTCAAGTTTCGCATTTAGGTTATCCCTGTTCAGCAGAGTATGTGTCTCGGGATCACGAACTGTAGTTTCATCAATCCATGCTTCTGCAAACAGAACATATCGTTCAAACATGGTTTGACCAAAATCACTGTACGATTCAAGATAAGCGATGCGAAGCTCCTTATCAATAAACTCAAAATAACGCGGCTGAATCCATGACTTAATAAAGTCCATGTACGTGTCTAGCGTTTCCTGTGGAAGGTGCTCTCGCTTCAAAGAAGTTTCAAGCACGTACATCAGATCAATAGGGTTGGCTTGAATTTCTTCTGGGCGCAAATTAAACGTTTGAGACAAAATCTTGAAGCCAAAGCGGGTAGACAAGCCCGTCATGCCCTCATCCTTGCCTGCAGCTTCTCGGTATTCTTCGTAAGGCTTAGCCATTGGCATAGTGTCCTTAACGTTTTCACCGTTGTAAACTTTCATCTTAGCAAAGATGGTACTGTTCTCTGGTTCTTTGAGTCGAGTTAGAACCATAAATTCGGACAAAGATTTTAGAGTTTGCGGGGCGCAAGGTGCATCTGCCAAGCTTGAGCTCTTCAGCATCTTTTCATAGATCATTTGTTCTTCATCGACCCGCAGACAATACGGAACATCAACGATATAAACACGATCTAGGAAAGCTTCATTTGTCTTGTTATTACGGAACGTAAACCATTCTGCTTCATTAGAGTGAGCGCAAATAATACCATTATAAGGCATCGATGGAACGTTTTCAGTACCATTGTAATTGTGTTCTTGTGTTGCAGTTAGCAGTGGATTCAATGTCTTAATGTTTGCTTTAAACATTTCGGCAAAGTCCATCATCCCCTGAGTTGTGCGATTCAAACCACCGCTGTATGAGTAAGCATATGGATGGTTTTGCGAGTAAACTTCAAGCTTACGAATATCAGTTTTACCCACCAAAACTGAAACGTCCTGGTTGTTGTCATCACCAGGTTCCACCTTCATAATGCCAACCTGTGTGTCCTTGTTAGGATAGATGCGAACAACTGAAAACTTTGTAACATCACCACCAAACTCACGTAGTTTTTGTTGTGCCCACCCACTCATAACAGTGTTAAGATAGCGAGATGGAATTCCGTATTCAGCTTCAAGTATTTCACCGTGCTCTTGGGCATTGAATAGACCAAGCGGGGATTCGAAAAGAGGGGAAATCTGAAGCTCAGGATTCTTTTCATTTGGATCCTTGAGAACATAAATTGGGTTTTGCTGCATGAGCACCTTCAAGCGCTCAACTAGCGAGGATTTACCACCACCGACTGGACCCTTCAGATAAAGAATTTGTTTTGATTCTTCCAAACCTTGAGCAAAGTGGCGGAAATAAGCAACCATTCGTTCAACTGCTTCTTCTGCACCATAGAAATCACTAAATGCTTTGTAGTGCCTAATTTTCTTGTTAGAAAAGATTCGTGAAAGTCGTGGATCAGTTGATGTGTCAATGACCGTTGGTTCACCAATAGCAGCGAGCATCCTCTCAGCTGCGTTGGCATATGCCATTTTATCAGTTTTGCAAAGTTCAAGATACTGCAAAAGCGGCATCTCATCATCACTAGCAAACTTTTTGGTAAACGATTCTTTAAAACTTGTGCTGAGATTCATTATGAGCGCTCTCCTATGTGTGATAGTATGTCTATGCATTATTTATGCATATGCGATTGTATTACTCAGGTTTTTCATCATTAGAGCAGTTGTCAAGATGTTTAATTTGACAATCATCCAATACAGCTCCAGTTTCAACCTCAATAGTACGGCAATAAATTGTCGCACCACCAGTAATAATAGCAGTGCTTGCAATTTTAATTGTATCTTCTGCCCAAATCTTTTTTGCTGTAACCCGTCCTTCAATAATGATATTTGTTGCAAACATTTCAGACGAACTTACCTCACCTGTAGAGGCAACACTAATGCAATCTAATTGCTTTTTTGCGTCTGAATCTTGGATACCTGCAATGATATCACCAGTAACCTTGCCACGGACAAGGATTACCCCAATAAACTTAACAGTACCAGAGATTTCAGTGCCCTCAGCAACAAGATTAGAAAATGAATCAATAGTTAGCTTTTTACGTCCTTTACGTCCAAACATCATAAGAATCCTATGGTTAATAAAATGAAAATAATTCTTAACTAAAACAAATTTGTTTTATTATCTGGCAGTGTGTAGTACTCATTAAGAGAACATTCTTTATGAAATTTCACTATGCATTCTTTTTATCTTTTTTCTTTGGTTGTCGTTCATTAAACCATTGACCACACAAATCATCAGTAAGAGAGTTCATGTGATTAAACAGACTGTCAACGTTGCTCCATTCGCCTGCTAAAAAGAATTTCTTTTGCTTGTTAGAAAATTCTTGTGTAAGGATAATAGTTACCCCAGGTGTTTCAAGTACGCAATCACGAACGATAACGTAATTGTAATTATTAGATGAAAGCTTAGTAAGCCCGACATTCATGGGGCACAAATTCTGTGAATTGAAATTGGATTCCATTATCATCAAACCATTCAGATCGTTTTTCACAAACGTACAAAACATTATTAGATGTTGTAAACTGATCGTTCAACAACATACTGCCGGTTATTGGAAAAATAACATCACCTTGAGCTTCTATCTTTACGATAGTTAGATAAAGTCTAGAAGGTCTAGCTTTAAAAGCCTCTTGGTAAATATGTTGACCGCCTATCACGAAAAAATTAGGGTATTCATGCTTTATAGCTTCCCTTATGCTCGTGTATGTTTGGTTAACCCCCATCTCCAACAACTCTTTTATTATATCACCTTGTGCTCTGGTTATAACTACATTTCGCCGATTAGGAAGAACTTTACCGATGCTCCGAAAAGTTCTAGAACCCATTACCACCGTGCCATTTTGCGTAACATTTTTGAAGTGCTTAAGGTCAGATGGTAAATACCATGGTATGGTATTAGTGACTGAATCACCTATCACTCCATTCAATGATACCGCTGCAATGATGTTGAATTTCGTCATATCTAAAAACAAGGGAGATAAAGTTATTATACTTTACTCTCCCTATCATGTACAATTATTTGTACATCAAAATTGCTGAATTAGCTGTGGAACAGAAGAATCAAATCCTGCAGTGTCCAACATCCCAGGATCCTTAGGATCAGCGATCGTAAATTTCGTTGCAGATGTGGCGCAAACAATCAGCTTTGCATTTTTAACGTAACGTTTCCGGTACATACCCAAAGCCTGCACTGGGTGAACTCTACCTGCCCATGTTTCATTATCAGTGATAACTACAAACTTGTCAACACCGTCAAGTTTATTATCAATGGCGTGCAACATTGGCAGAGAGCAGTCAGTACCACCCCAAGAAAAACGACGCATAACATTAAGAACCGCGTCAAGACGCATTGATGGTGTGATCTTTAACTCACCCATCTTAGTATTGAATCCCCCAATCCAATAATTAGGTTCGCGTTTTGCCACAGCCAATGCCATAACACCAGCAACCTCAGCTGCTGTTAGGTTACTAGCACCAATGACATTAGCACCAAACATTGAACCAGAACAATCAACCCCAATCAAGTGACCTTGTCCTGTAGATTCAATATAGTTGAATGATTCATAGAACGCATCGTTCAATGCATCTAGAACTCTTTGCACTGGTTCCCATGTTAGTGATCCCTTGTCACCTTTACCATTTTTATACTGGTTAAACGCGTTCAAAATTGTAATTGGATGAATTCTGCTTGCCTTGATAGTTTCAACGTCAGACAGCTTCGTGATTACGGTCTTCAAATCAGAAGACATGGGCTTAATCACTCCAATGTTTGTTAGCTGACCGAGCTTGCGAATAAGCGCTGTCATGCCCATGTTTTGAATCAAAGCAGACATCACATCACGGTCGCGATGTAGTTCAGTTGGCAACATTTCCCATGTGATATCCTTAAATTCACTAATCAACTTAAGCGCGTTCTTCTTTGAAGGATCACGCTTTAGCATCTCATAGGCTGTAATCAGCTCAGGAACACTCATACCTTCTTGTAGGCTTTCTGCTCCCTTCACAACATAGCGGAACATATTTGACTGGCGCTCATTAGCTGGCTTAATGTGCGCAAGGCGCAAAACATCTCGATGCGACCAACCATTTCGTGATTGATACTTTAGAAGCTGAACGGCTAAACGGTTTTCATCGCGCTTCGTGTACCACGCTGCAATACCACGTTTTGCAGCAGCATTCCATTTACCAAGCACGTCCAGCGTAGAGACAAATTGAAACAAATGCGTACCAATACGGCACACCATTGGCAGTGCATCATAGGCTGCTTTTACTGTTGTTTCATTGCCATTGATAGCACAAAGTGCCAAAGCAAAAACCGCTGGATCATTCTTCGGTGCGCGACCACTCTGTGAGATTTCAACAATGCGGTTTACTGTTCTAATTCCATCGGTCTTGATGCACTCAAGAACATTCTTTGCCGCGTCGAGCGTTAACTTTTGCGCGGTAACGTAATATGACGGTTTTTCAGAACCAAGGATTAAAAAGCGGTCCAAATAGCCCCACATATCTAGCTGGAAGGTGAACCCACCAGCACTGTTCTTAACCATTTCTGATTCACGACCAGGAATTGTTTCTGTCTGAGGCGTAACTTCAGCTGAGTTACCCACCATCACATTAGCGTAAAAATTGTTTGACATCATTTTCTCCTTGATTGATTACGGCGGCTGCGTTTGCAGCAAATTTTTAACTCTCTTAACTGCATCTTCTTCACAAAAATTGGTGTCGGATATTTTCAGAAATGTGATGATTAATTGTTGTTAATCATCAACACTTCCTACACCATATGTTAACGAACATATGGTAAATCGACACATTTCTATGTGCAATATCTAGAATTTTCTGTGATGGTAATCTAGACACCATTCGTGATAATCTCTCACTAGGGATATTCAGCCTACGCACATAAGTACGCGTACTGACATTTAAGTATCTTCTTTTAAAGATATAAAGTTATTGATAACCAACACGCTCCGGATCAGAAGACATGGTTAAGAGAGTTAATACATGAACAAAATCATAATGAAACAAATATTTGTGAATCAGTGATTTAATTTAAAGTTGTGATAACTAATTCACTCCGGTTTCATTTATATTATAACACTATCAAGGTGATGTTGTAAACTGTTAATTTTGTCAGGTATTTATAGATGGAATATTAACCTGACTTTTAGGTTCATATATAAGGCCTGGAGGAAGAGTTAACATTCCCTGAGGAGCAACTTCTCCATTCTCCATGTTGACTGTGCCAACAAATTCAAAATGTCTAGTTACGCCATTAGAATCTTCCAGGTCTAACCACTCATAGATATCTGCATCCATGAATTTACCAATAGGTTTATCAGGAACATTAATAATTTTCATCATTAACATTTCAGCACCCGGTTGATATGGAACCGGGGTGTTGATCGCTTTAGCATACGCTGTAGCATCTTCGACAAGAGAGGCTGTATCACCTTGATACACTTTTAGCTGAATAATCATAAGCACAACAGTGTTCAGCAGCATTAAAAAGAGTCGTGTTAAAAAAACCCACGCAATTACTTGTAAAAAGAAATTCTGTATATCTATTGCATTAACAGATACGAAAGATAAAATTGCTGAGAGAAGAGCATTCAAGAAGAATGCTCTTCTTTGCAACTCAATCACGCGGGTCAAACGTTCAGATGGTTGTTTCATTGTGTAGAAAATTTTATTCGTGCGTTATGTTAACTGAGGATACATGTGCTTAACAGTTTCTCTGATACGACTATCCTTAGGAATAAAGGAAAGAAGAAATTCCATTTGGTCATAAAGTACGTTACGATTAGCAAGTATCAGATGTTCTGCTCTGCTTGGTACATATGGAGCATATAACAACTGCATACCAGCCTCATCAAGAGTTTTGTTATCCTTCTTTTGATTGCACTTATAACAGCACGTGACAACATTCATCCAAATATCAGCACCGCCACGTGAACGAGGTTGAATGTGATCTCTAGAAAGATTTGAATCTTTAAAAACACCTCCACAATATGCGCACATGTGACGATCTCGACGGAACAATTCACGATTGTTCAATATTGGTGGGCGATGCCAACATTTGCTAGATACCTGTCCCTTAACAGCAATGATTGATGATGTACGAATAATAGACTGTTCACCAGTAATTCTATTATATCCACCACGAACAACAGTTTCTACTTCACCTGCCGTCCAAGAAACTAATCCTTTTGCGTGATAGATGACAGCATCCTGCCATGTAATCCATGCATTTGGTTGTCCTTGTGAATCAAGCTGAAGAATATGTGCCATTTCATTTTCCTTGTATTTTACATCTTATCAAATTTCATGCGTAGATGGCCATTGAAAACGTAATCGAATAATTACAAAATCAATGACGAGTGTGTTAACAGTTACCCCATATTCCACTACAGGGATATATTCTATACCTAATGATACACCATTTATTAGATCAATACTAACGTACAATTTATCCTCCCACGTAGTTGTTAAAATTTAGTTTTTATTATATCATCCAACATGGCGTTTGTAAACTTCATGTTGGCGCATATTTTTGCATTTTAAAATACCGCTTCTTTATAGTTCAAAAATAATACTGCACGATAAATAATAATACATCATTATTATAGGAGAACTAACCATATGAAGAGATTTATAACAGCATTAAGTATCTTTTTATTTACATCACTGACATTCGCTCAACACTGTAACGACATGGTTGTTGGTGGGGTATTTCCAACAACGTCCGAACAATCTGTTATTATTTGTCATACTCGCTTTGTAATTGGGTATTCAGTTGGAAGAAAGGCTCCACTCTGGGTTGCTGAAGTTTTAACATCAGACAACGTAGTATCAAAAAATAGAGTACCACGAGTAGATGCATTTAGACCAGATCCTGTTATTAAACCAGACCAACAAGCGTCTGTTAAAGCATTTATTGGAACTGAGTTTGATAAAGGACACATGGTTCCATTCGAAGACGTTAATGATAATCCAGTTTCAGCGTCTGAAAGCTTTTTTATGACTAATATGGTTGCTCAAAATTCAGCAAATAATAGAGGTATTTGGCGTGCTCTTGAAAATTATGTTAGAAATTTAACTCTTTCTCGTGGTAAAGTTTACATAATCACTGGTCCAATATTTTCAAACAACCCTAGAAAGCTTTTTGATGGGACTAATATTCCGTCATATCTCTATAAGGTGATTCTTGTTCCGCAAACAGGTGAAGCTTACACGTTTATTTTACCTAATACTAGAATTGAAACAACAACATTACCGAATTACATAAGCACAATATCACATCTTCAAGAGATTAATCCAGCTGTAAATCTTCTACCTATAAAAATAACATTTATGAATGTATCAAAAATGAAATAAAAGAAAAAGGGATTTAAAATTAAATCCCTTTTTCAATTAAAGATTACTAAATTAGGTTTTAAGATTTTCTTTAAAGTCTTTTTGTATTGATATTTCTTTTTAGTGCTGGAAATATCACATTTTTACTTTAGTTTTTACAACTAATTGATCTGTCTTAGTTTCCTTTTTCAGCTGGTTGATCTGTACTAGCTGGTGTACTAGCTGGTGTACTAGCTGGTTGATCTGTACTAGCTGGTGTACTAGCTGGTGTACTAGCTGGTGTACTAGCTGGTTGATCTGTACTAGCTGGTGTACTAGCTGGTTGATCTGTACTAGCTGGTGTACTAGCTGGTTGATCTGTACTAGCTGGTGTACTAGCTGGTGTACTAGCTGGTGTACTAGCTGGTTGATCTGTACTAGCTGGTGTACTAGCTGGTGTACTAGCTGGTGTACTAGCTGGTTGATCTGTACTAGCTGGTGTACTAGCTGGTGTACTAGCTGGTGTACTAGCTGATTGATCTGCTACTGGTGTACTAGCTGGTGTACTAGCTGGTTGATCTGTACTAGCTGGTGTACTAGCTGATTGATCTGCTACTGGTGTACTAGCTGATTGATCTGTACTAGCTGATTGATCTGCTACTGGTGTACTAGCTGATTGATCTGCTACTGGTGTACTAGCTGATTGATCTGCTACTGGTGTACTAGCTGATTGATCTGTACTAGCTGATTGATCTGCTACTGGTGTACTAGCTGATTGATCTGTACTAGCTGATTGATCTGTACTAGTTGATTGATCTGTACTAGCTGATTGATCTGTACTAGCTGATTGATCTGCTACTGGTGTACTAGCTGATTGATCTGTA